ACGGATGGCAACCGGAGCGGCGCTGATTTACGGGGGGTTCTACGAGAACACAGCCGACAAGGATTTATCTGCCGCGACTCCGGGGTACTACAGGCTTGTGCTCAGAAAGTCGTGGGCGGCGCAGACCATCCGTGCTGCGCTCCTGTATGATGGCGCTGGGTATCCTGCACTCACGCAGTCAGCGGGGATTACGTGGGAAACAAACTTGTACGACATTTACAACAGCGGCGTTGCCATAACTATGACGGATCGGCGCAATTACCTGCGCGCCAATTTCAACGAAAACCTGCGTGTGCTGTACCGGTATGGGACTGAAGCAAGCCTGGATTGGGCTGAAGCAACCACGTATCCGACATCGGGGCTTATCGTGACGGGATGGACGCCATCCATGCACGCCGGAGCCACGGGGTGGGCTGGCGGTGCTGCTGCATCTGCCGCTGGCTCTCACCGTACTGAAAACGTTGCTGCATCTGCTGCAAATTCAGCAGCGCAAGCTGCACAATTTACAAATATTATGGAGCAAAATCAGCTCCTAAAAGCTCAAATACAAAAAACCGACACGGAGTCGGATAACATCATGGCGGAGACCATGAACAAAAGGGATCTTAATCCCAATATAAAAAAGGAATTTGACAAGTTATCTGCTCAAATTGACTTTATAAAATTACAAAAACAACTCGGTGAATTACAAATTCCCGAGCAATCTCGTATTGCTGAACTATATAAAAACAAGTCCCTAGGCAGAGCTTTAGCTGCCGCTCGTCAAGGAAAAGGACTGGATTTAGGTTCAGCATTAACTACTTCTGCCTACGGCTTTGATTCACTACTTAAGGAACTTAAATGAAATCACCATTTATTCGTAATCCATATAATTACGACACTCTTGCTGCGTCAAATGAGTCCGGGCTGCGTTGTGAGGACGCTACTCGGACTCAGCAGCATTTCAAAGACGAAACTGATATTAATAATATCCTCCGTATGTTTAACATTACGGGACAATTGCCTTCTAAGGCTATTACACCTCAATACGGCGACTTTACCGGCATCTATGATTATCATAGTGCCATGAATGCCGTTATTGCTGCAGAGGACGAATTTATGACTCTGCCAGCTACTTTACGAGCTCGTTTTGATAACGACCCACAAGAATTGATTGAATTCTTGAATAATCCTGAAAATTATGACGAAGCTAAGAAACTTGGACTCGTCAAAAATACCGAGGCGAGTGCTCAAATCGTTGAGAGTACCTCGGAAAAAGCGGGCGATGAGCCCGCCGCACAGTAATCTTACTTGATATTACTGTGCTAGGTGACACCAAACAACCACAAAAGGAGAAATTAACATGTATATGCATCGCAAAGGTGTAAGCAAAAAAAAGTCTGCTAGGACTTTTAGAAAACATTCTATGCGGACGAAGTCCCCAAATATGAGATCAGCCCCACAACGTGGAGGCTGGAGGCTCTAAAAACCTCTAGGCACCTCACATGCCCTGCACTTCTCCTTTAACCGCTTATTTAAGCGGTTACCAAACTATTCACGCAAATGACAAGCCCCATCGGGTTTTGTCATTTAAGGAAACCGATGACGATAGTCATCGTCAAATTCAAATACCATGCGGTCAATGCGATAGCTGCCGAATGGAACATGCACGTCAATGGACTATGCGTTGCACTCATGAAGCGCAAATGCATGAAAAAAACTCTTTTATAACTCTTACATACAATGATGACAATCTCCCAAGCGATGGATCGCTACACCACGAACACTTTCAACTGTTCCTCAAAAGACTTAGAAAAAAATTACAACCTCACAAAATTCGCTACTACATGGCTGGAGAATATGGCGACGATTTCAGCCGACCTCACTTCCATGCCATTATCTTCGGATACGATTTCAATGATAAGAAATTATGGAAAAGGTCTCCCGCTGGTTCTATGCTTTATAGATCCGAAGAGCTTGAAGCTCTCTGGCCATTTGGTTATTCCTCCGTTGGAGACGCTAACTGGGATTCAATTGGCTACGTTACTCGATACGTTCTTAAAAAAGTAAAAGGTAAACAAGCCGAAGCTCATTATCAAGACGTCGACTTCACTACTGGGGAAATAATCCAAAGAAAACCTGAATATGCAAAAATGAGCTTGAAGCCCGGAATCGGAACGTCATGGCTCAAAAAATATCAAAGCGACGTATATCCCCATGATTACGTTGTCTTTAATGAAAAACAAGTCAAACCACCAAAATTCTATGATAAACAATACAATAAGGAAAACCCTTATGAGTTTGACGAAATACAATACGAACGAGAAAAAACTGCTAAACTAAAACATCTTGAAAATACACCCGAGCGACTTGCAGTAAAAGCAAAGGTAGTAAAAGCAAGATTAAAAAAACTTAAACGTACCCTCACTTAAGGATAATCCTCATGATTCTAGTACTCTGTTCTGTAAAAGACCGCGCAGCGGACGCATATGCACGACCTATGTTCGTGCCCTCTGTTGGTGTCGCCATTCGATCTTTCTCTGATGAGATAAATCGACAAGCTGATGATAATCAGCTATATCATCATTCTGATGACTTCGACCTATATGAGTTTGGAGCATTTGATGATAATACTGGTCTGTTCACTTTACATGAACAACCAAAACTACTATCCTTAGGTAAACAGGTAAAAATTACCAAGTAAAAACCAAAGCGGAGAGAAAAGTTACTTTTCTCCCGCAACAACTTAGGAGCAAAAATGCACCGCAATAAATCAGTAAACGTACATCAGTTCACTATGATTCCAAAGGCGGACATTCCCCGCTCCAAATTCGATTGTCAGTCGGCACACAAAACCACGTTCGACGCTGGTTACCTAGTTCCCGTATATGTTGATGAAGTACTCCCTGGAGATACTTTCAACTTAAAAATGACGGCATTTGCCCGTCTATCTACACCATTGTTTCCTATTATGGATAACATGGTCATGGACTCATTCTTCTTCTTTATTCCTAATCGATTAGTCTGGGATAACTGGGAAAAATTTATGGGACAACAGGAAAACCCAGACGATTCAATCGACTACGTTATTCCTCAACAAACTTCACCCGAAGGCGGTTACGCTATCGGATCATTGCAAGACTATATGGGCTTGCCAACTGTTGGACAAATGGATCCAACAAAAACAATAGACCATTGTGCATTCTTTACAAGGGCTTATAATCTCGTATGGAACCAATGGTTCCGAGACGAAAACTTACAAGACTCTGTTCTTGTATATAAAGGCGACGTTACAGACGCAACGGCAGCCGCAAATTATGAAATCTTACGACGTGGCAAACGTAAAGATTACTTTACATCTGCATTGCCTTGGCCTCAAAAAGGGCAATCAGTTACATTACCATTAGGCACTTCTGCACCTGTAAAAGGTATCGGTTTACGTTCTGCTTCAGTAGCTACAAATCAAACTGGCTTTAAAGAAGCTGGAACAACAGGTACCGTAACATATCCATATTCAGCAGAATTTAGCAATGGTGCTCAATGGTCTGGTGCGGTTATTTCTACCGCCAACCCAACACCAGCAATATATGCTGACTTATCAGAGGCCACTGCCGCAACAATCAATCAATTACGTCAATCATTTCAGATTCAAAAATTACTTGAAAGGGACGCACGTGGTGGAACACGTTATACAGAAATTATTAGATCTCACTTCGGTGTCATTTCACCTGACGCACGACTCCAAAGGCCTGAATACCTTGGAGGCGGTTCAACACCGATTAACATTAACCCAATCGCTCAAACATCGGCTTCAGCCGCTTCTGGGACCAATACTCCTCTTGGTACACTTGCTTCTATGGGTACTGCTCTTGCTCATAATCATGGCTTTACTCAATCATTTGTTGAGCATGGTGTAGTAATTGGATTAGTATCAATTCGTGCTGATTTAACGTACCAACAAGGTTTATCACGCATGTGGAGCCGTGAGACACGTTATGATTTCTACTTCCCAGCTTTCGCTATGTTAGGCGAACAAGCGGTATTAAATAAGGAAATTTATGTTACAGGCAATACGACTGATGATGATGTATTTGGTTATCAAGAACGTTGGGCTGAGTATCGTTATTATCCTAGCCGTATTAGCGGCTTGTTCCGTAGTACTGCTTCAGGTACTATTGATGCATGGCATCTTGCCCAAAAGTTTACTTCTCTTCCTACTTTAAACGATACGTTTATTGCAGACACACCTCCAGTTGAACGTGTTGTCGCAGTTG